CTTTATACTTAAGTGCCGCTATTTTACCATACAAGTATAATAGCACATAACACCCATCCGTCCAGGTAAGATGTATGCGCCCTTGTTTAGGGAACGCGATAATATCAATACGATACTCAGTTCACCCCTATTACACTGGGAGGTGTGAACCAATTGACTTAGATAAACCCAAAAATTCTAAGCCCAACCAACCACCACTTAAATTGTGACAATTGGTAACTCTGTACCTACGTACATAGGAGGTATAGAGATAAAGTAAGAGAAGTCTGCATCATCAGCAGCCGACCTATAGAATGTAGTATGATCCACAATAGGAGACGGTGCAGTTGCCGTGTCTCTTCTTGCAGCATACCATATAATAGAATCACAGTTTTCCGTATCGTCAGTGGTCATTGGATAACCAGTAGATATAGAATGTCTGAAATTTACTCTAGCACGGTATGGCAGGTATTGCGGAACTTGTACCTCGACAGGCGAAAAATTGACTGATGCTCCATTATTATAATAAGGACCCCGTAATTTGGCTTGTCCCACAATTCTAGGGTACCACCCAGCTAAAGTTGAATCCGCTTCTATAGAAAACAATGTTTTAGAAACATCCGACAACAACGTCATGGAAGTGGTAGACCAATCGTTACCGGCCTTAAACCTGACTCCTCCTCTCGAATAGAGGAACATCTGCGCACACAAAGCATAATTGTCTGCATAGTATGCCGTAGAGACTGACCCGTTTAATAAAAGTTTGGAGTAAGAAAATGGTGCTAAATACCCATCACCCTCTGGTGGTGTATAAGCCTCGTTATGTCTCATCCACGGTTGTGAACGTTTTATCAAAGAACGAAATGACAAAATACGTTCTCCGATACACACAGTGGAAGGAACAATAGAAGCTTTACCCTCTTTAGATCCGCCAATAGCAGATTGAGGTCCTAAAGAAGTGGGGTAAATAGTTGCAATATCTTCTGGTAAACATAACAATGTATTAGGAACAGCGAATTCAGAATCTTCATCCATATACGATTCGACTAATACAGTAACATTCGTGCTAACCGTATCAGGACAAACAAGCGGATCAACCACTCTAACTTCAACCCGTCCAAATGATCTTTCTTGGTAGGGTTTAGCCATGTTAGCAAGTTTATATGGTATTTCCTGCACATACGGAACCTTGAAAGTGTATTCCAAGTAATCTCCGATATTAATAATGTCTCTGTACACATACGGCGCATCAGCGTTGACCACAGCGTCTGAAGGCACTGAAAGACTGTATGGATTAAAGGTTATAGATATACGTCCTGCGTGAAATTCTGTTTTAACAAACTTAAACTTAAAGCAGATTGTTCCTCTCCAGTATAGAAACTGGGATGCAACGAACTCTGCGGGCGTATAATAGGTAACCGTAATTCCTGATCCATTAACTGCTTGTTGCGGAGTGCAGGCACCGACCTTAGTATACGGACTAGCTTCAAAAGATGCGACAAGCGTATCAGTGGCGAATGACCTAGCATAAAGAAACTGTTTACAATAAGCAGGTATACCAGCAATATACGAGAGACTCATTTCATCCTTAATAGTGGGTGACATTCCTGGAAATCTCGCAACTTCATTAGTTGAATAACCAGCCAATACCATGGAGTTATCTACTCCATCAACATTGGTTGCATATGCCAAAGCAGTGGGCCTTACTCTTGTAGAGTGAGACATATCTACGGGCTTGGACCATCCAAAAACTTGTGCTACTGAAGTAGCTATATTAGCTGCCCATCCTAATGGCGACATGTAAGTGCCAATAAATGGTACAACTTCCAGAATCTTAGCTGCCTTCGCTATTTTGGTGGTAACGCCGGAAATAGGTCCAACCTTAGCCGCCTCAGCTTCTTTCTGAGAATCTGATATTCCTTTCTTCTTCTTAGTTGTCGTGGTAAAAGCCGATTGCGGTTGTAAATCCGCAAAGTTTTGACCAATTAACTCAACATCTTCGAAATGCGCGAATAGCGCCCACTTTGCAGTGAGCGGAGCTGATACAGAATCCAAAGGAGAATAAGGAGCTAGTCTTAAATAGTACCAAATTCTACCGTTTTCGCCTAATGTCATTAAATCGTTGAAAGAATAGTAATCAAAAGCAGAATTATAAGGCAGACGCAAAGTCGCCGAAGTTTCCGAGTTAAGATCAAATTCAACTCTGGGAAGTTGCGTGCGCGTAACAAGCGCTGCATAGTGAGCGTTACAATGCTCTTCAGTCTTGGCGTCCCAATACGTTCCACCGCACGGGATAGCGCATAGCATATACCTTCCTTGTTGAAATCTTTCAGCGTTAAAATTAATTGTGAGAACCATAGTAGCGCGGAAACCAAGATATCCTCGAAATTTTGAGAGATACATATCGTTGTTAAGCATTCTGTAAGGTAAAACCCAAGTAGGCATTGTGGTTGCGGTGTCACCTGAGGTGAACACTCCTTCCCCCAACTGAAAAGGTTTTTGAAAATACCTTAGCAAAGAACTGTACTCTTCTGGTGCACTGACTTCAAATAGAGCCGGTGGAATCTCAATTTCGTGTTCAGGACCTGCTGCTGTTTCTTCAATAGCTTCGGTTTTGAAATGAGTTGTGACTTCATTACTTTTGACGGTTTGCGTTTGGCCCAAGGGGGCGTTGGAAGTTCCGTCAACTTCCAATTTGTTTACATTTTGTTCAGGAAGTGAATTAATTTAATCGCTTGGGCTCACTCAAGCCTTGCGCGACGAGGAGGGGTTCCTGGTAGTTAAGGTCTACCTGGTAGTAAAACTGTACGAGTTAAGACCTTTAAGGGCGTTAAGCGTTACAAAAGACGTCTTTAACCTCCTAATTTTTGACATCTAAAGTCCGTAATCAGAACGCCCAGTTTTCTCTTTCTTTTATGCCTAAGAGTAAAGGCACGGTTACTCGCTACCAGAAGTCGAGGGTAAACGTGTCACCTGTTAGCACGGAATTTCTCCACGTCAATTGGTGATCACACAAACCTTCAACATCTTCTAGCTGAGCATCTCGGATTGCCTTGCGCATCATAGGTGCACGTTTATCCCACTCCTCTTTAGGATGTAAGGATAACTCTCTGAAGAAAAATTTTATCGTATCATACGTAGTCTTACGATAGTACTCTCCTTCTTTCGACCAGAGAGGTGTGTTCATGATGGTTTCCATTGAAAGTGGTGCTAACACGTTAACACCGTCCTTTCTGAAGGATCTTTTCAAAAATGTGGCTTGAGTTAGTGGCTTAAACTTTATCTCAGGATCCAATTTATCATCCGACGTAACTTTAAACCCTAGCCTCTTCATAGTGGCCGTAATGGCTTCAGAAGTCCAAAACTTTTTATGTTCTTCGCATATAGAAAGGATAAGGTCATCACCTAGCACACATAAATAATTATATTGTGCAAAGTTTCTTGCAAAAGGAACCAAAGAATAATAGGTGTAACGAACAGCCAGACTATTAGTAATACAATTTATCACAATGGTAAGCCAAGTACCCGAAGGTAAAGATGAGCGCCATTCTGTGATATTTGTTAAGGCGATATGCTTAGAGTTAACAATCTCATAATAGAGCGTCTTTCTATGAACGGAACACTCTGTCATTCCATGGTATTGATACCAAGATTCAATTACGTCAAATACATGCCACAACATCTCTGTGGTCTGACTAGCGTCGAACTTGGAGTAATCCATGGCTAAAACTTCTGTTTCTTCAAAACTAGTAGAAAATGCACTAAGTTTCCTTGATAAGGAATTCCAATCATGGGAACATGGGTTAACGACGACAGCGTTGCCTCTATCAAGCGAATTGTGAATGTAGAACTCTACAAATGCTCCGAAGTAACGCTTTTGCTGTATAACCAAATCTATAGGCACTCCACAAAACAGCCTTGAATCATATGATTCAGCTTTAGCTTTAGTAGTTAAAGCATCTTTTATATTGTCTGTGTAAATGTATATATTTCTAATACCTTTACTCAGAGCAATATCGCTGTCAGCACACATTTCTGTAAGTATGGCGTAAGCTGGATTAGTTTTATCCCGCTTAGCGTCTTCTGCCAATAGTTCTTGCTTTATACCTCTGTATTCGTATTTCCACGGAAAACCTGCTGAAGTATTGCGCGGTATTGATTTAAGCAAGTCATTGTTAGGATCACCGTACACTGCTGTATCAAAGGTAAGCACCTCACAGTGCGGCTTCCAAGATTTGGAACATAAAAACGAATTCATATCGTCTTTTGCTACCCGCATAACTCTCTCATCTATATCAGTGTCTCTAATATAATAATTGGCTAACGCTTTAACGTATGGATCTTGACCAGTTTCTTTATTAGGCATTGTCTTAGAAGGAACTTTAGTAGGTGGAGGCAATGCATCAGAACGTGTTGCCAATACAGAAAGTTTCAGCTTAGATATAGCATAAGGAGAATGACTAAGCTTTGCGCCTTGTTCCTCAAGAGACAATTTCTCCAGTTCTTCAATGAGACGGGCGCATTCGGTTTTCGCCATTGTCAGCATCTCTTGCGTAATAAGAGTAGCAACTCCTTCTAAAACAAGAGATCCTTTTGGGTGTCCAAAAACATGAACACCAGCTAATCGTCGCTTCTGCAATAACCGATTGCGTATATATATCGGGACACCGCAATCTCCACTGCCTGTGTCTATACAATAATATAAAGCCTTGGCTAAACGTAGCTCCTTATGGGCTAATTGGGCTATAGTCACAGTAGACGAAGAGATACGAAAATCATCTGAGCGTACTGCCATAGAAATAGTAGAATCGCGATTAGAAATGATCGCTATGTCTTTGTCTTGAACAAAGCAAGGTAATATATCTTTAAAAGTTCGCACCTTTTGTGATATCTTGCACATGAGCAGATGAGTATCGGGGAAAGGAAAATCCTCAGTACACTGAATAAACTCAGTAGATGTCATTGTTTTAATGTTAGTAACATCTTCGTCGTCCCTGGCTTTGTACTTCTTCTTCTGAAATCTTATCATACAAGAAGACTCCATGTCTTCACCATTGATCTTATACTTCTGCTGAATATTATGAAAGTAATGTTGAGGAATTATGATATGTTCTGAATCTAAGAACAAAACATTTCCTACAAACGTCTCTGAATCATCGTCTTCAGCATACATTTCAGCAAGATTTGAATCTAACAAAGACTCATACTGCTTACCAGCCGAAACGTCGGCTCCTTGGGCAGTCATCTTGTTCCTTAGAGCTGACATTGAGGTACGAGTAATCTTGGGACCTGAATGAAATTGTTTGGCTCCTATCGATTGTTCCTCGTTGGGCCAAATGTAATCTACAATTAAATTAATTGCTAGCTTACAAAGAGTAATTAAACCAGATATAGATTTTTGAACCGCTTTTGCTGTTGTATATCCTATCACAAAGCTGCACGCAAGTTTAACCATAGGAGGTTGCTTTGCGATCCAGTCAACATACTTGTATCGCAAAGTATTGAGAGTCTGCAGGATTCTTTTGGAAACAGGAACTGTAAACTTAACATCGATTTCGTGCAAATTGGCAAAGCGCACCTCATAAGGGTAACCTCTGAACATATACTCACCGTATCTAATGTCATGTGCACACATAGTGACGAAAGCAACAAATTTATGCATTCCATGGCACTGAATAGGTACTCTTGAATAAGGAAGAGGACCATAAGTGCGGGTAAAGATATTGTACATAACAGCGTAAACTTTATATAACTTCTCATCGTTTAATAGATGGATAATTGCCTTACATTCCTCGTCTGGTAAGATTTGGAATTCCCCGAACATGTCTTCAAATGCGCGTATGTGTGTATACCTTTCATTAGTGGTTTTGGTATTATAAATACGCCCGATAAGATCAGCAAAATCAGCAAGCATAGCGACTTCATCATCAACAGCATGAATGTCTCTAGGTGTGGGTAAATCAAACTCAGCATCTGTAGGGAAATCGGTGAAATAGTCATCAAAAGGTGACTTAACTCTAGGAAACGCTGTATCAAGGAAATGTTTTGCAGCTTCACTAACAGGAGCGGTATGAGTTTCATTTATATTTGGGCTAACCTGCTCTTCAGTATAAATACCTTCTTCACAGTCTGCAAATTCTTCATCAGAAGGTGCCTGTGCGAAAAGGTCATTATATACAGCATCCAGATTAGCCTTAACATCGTCAGATAGATCAAAAGGTAAATCCTGATCTCTCTCAGCTGCATATTTGCTTTTCAACATCTCTATATTCTTCTTATGTCTAGAAATGTTGGCTTCATGATACGCTTTTTTCTGTGCGTAAGATTCTTGAATATGTTTCATAAACTGAACGAATGTGTATTCTTTTGTCACATAATAAACTTCTACCCCATCTGCACCTTTCCTTGAGCGAACCTTAGGAATTTTGCAGTTGTACAAATAATCCTCTGGATCAATATCAACCGCTTGAGCTGTGGAATATTTTTCTCTTGTTTCATCATCTTTGAATTGAGGAGTTACAAGCACATCAAATCTTCGTTTGAAGGCGTTTCGATCGTGCAATGACACAGGTTCAAAGGTTGTGAGATCTAGATTAGTAGATATAAAAGTCCACTTGGCATTATATTTAACTGTACCCTTACTTTCGAGATCAGCCATGTTTAAAGTAAAATCGGCAGTGTTTCTTATCTGGATAAGCTCTGTAAAATCTCTGTTTGGTGAATTTACTGTATCTCTATCCTTACCCCAGTCATCATGACTAGATGCGAAGCAGGTTCTAGGATAACCAGACCAGTAATCGTCTGTTGAATTTCTGTTGTAAACTAAATTGTTCATACCCATGTCCCTAACTTCTTGTTCTGGGAAGTAGGAATGAACTATAATAGTCCTGACTTGATTCATCAGAGCGGTCTTTTTGGTACCGGGTGCGCCCATAAAAGCCACTACAACAGGCTCTTGGCGCTCCAACACATCACTGAAACCGAATCTTTCAAAGTCTTTCTTAATTTGTTTAATCGTTCTAATTTTGTGCTCTAGCATCTTGAAAAGAGCCATATTAGCTCTACCATTACTTGACTTCATAAATACCGATTCATAATCAGACAAGAGACCGCAAACTTTAGTATAGTTGAGCGAATTTAGAGTAAATACTCCTGAATTATAATCCTTATCAATGGACTCAAAAATAGGATTAAGCAAATCTAGTCTGTTGAGACTTCTTTCTTTAGTGTCAAGATCGAAATAATTATTAGTAAACTTATTTATATATGTTTTTAAAAAGTCAAAAACATTAGATAAGAATTCAGGTAAATCTTTAGCCAATCGACATATAGAAGTCAATTTAGATATAAAGCTAGAGGGCCAGTTATTAAAAAACGTAAAGAAAGTTGACAAATCGTCGAATCCTTGAGGCTTCAAATCATTTTCCTTAGAAGAAAAAGCCTTGAAAACTGAAACAATGCAGTTAATTACTACCTGTTTACACTTCTTCAAAAATTCTCCGAGACATTCCATGCCTTTTACGGCTACTATACCTGAAACGTACAGTACAGCTACAACTATGTTTTTCTTAGACGGGTCACTATAGACCTTATAAGCAACGTAGCCTAAGCCAGCGATAATTATAGCGTCTTTTATAGATTCAATAGCGTCAGCTGCCTTATTGATAGATTCTGGGAGTTTTTCTACAGCTTTGGCTGAACCGCTTGAAGTCAATTCCGACATAATGTCCATCAGAGATTCTCCTATATTGGTAAAGCCATCAACAGAGTTGGCAAGTTTATTCGTCATTCTCTGTTGTTGAAGAGTGCTGGGGATATGGGTTTTAAGAAAACCCATAACCTGATTAAACTGTTCCTCGTTGAAACTATGAGGAACAGATAAGCCTTGAGGTTGTAAATTATAAGCATTTACAGTTGCCATTTCTTGTGCAGTTGCAACATAAAACGCGTTTATAATCATATTCAACCTTCTGGGGCTATACGTGATTTCCATCCAACTTAAAATTTTTGGGATGAGAATGTGAGACTGCCCTGGGGTAAAAGACCCGAGGAGCATTATCTCATGTATTCCAGTAGGAGTATTAATTCTCCCTCTACACTTATTAAAGTGCACTGGAGTTCTACCGAAGACATATCGTGAGTAACTTCGCAAGAAAACTCTTTTAAAGAAATTATCGAAAAGGTCTCCATTTTCAATTGTCATTATCATATATTTTAGCAATTCGTCAAATCTAGGATTATCATGACATGCTATAACAGTTGTGTTAATAGTATCATTTTTATCATCTGTATCTGGGACAACAGCCACAGATCTTCGGTGTAAACCGGAAATAGCTTGAGTAGCTTGTGGCACAACGGCCTCGTGATCATTAGTGTTAATAGACTTTTGGTTCATTGTTACTAATTTAAAAAAGATACGGCTAAGCGCATTTATTACACGTCAGCTTCCAGGAACGTGGGGCTAGTGTATTACCACTTGCACCTCTCCCTAATCGGGGAGTTTCTACTACGAGGCGAGTGCGTACTTATTAAGATATCACCGCACACATTAAGCTCTTAGAGAGTCCAGTCATTGGTTCTCGATCTGAAATCAAGAATCGCTGGGTTATCTAGCTCAACCTAGTAAGAAGATTTTTATTAGCCTGACATTATCCTACTCGTCAGGGACGAAATATATGCTATATCGCCTTGCACGGACTTGCGTCCATATTTAACTTTTATTATATATTTTATAATTTTTAAGGTTTCTTTTATGACCAAGATCGCAGAACGTAATGGTCTTTTTTATTGTTTTTGTGTTTTTGGGTTATTTTCGAACATCTATTTAAAGTCGTTGTTATCGACTATAATTGTATTGATATTAAATCTGTAGATAGATTTAATACCTTATTTAAATAAATATTTCGGGAAGAGCCTTACATTTTACTACGCTTAAAAGCGCAACGCATGCAATGAGTGTTAAAAACTCGACAGGAGACTCAGTAATGCTTATTTACCTCCAGCATAACATCGACCTACAGTTAAGTATTTTACCAGACTCAGTGAACCTGGTGGTGAAAATTATGAAATAGAATCCCTAGGAAATGAACTACGTGTAGTACGCAACACAGGGTTCCACATACAATAAACAAACGAGAGAGAGCTCTCG